CCGTTTTAGTTTGATCAGCAAGCGGTAAAGCAGGTGGTACAGGTTCTGGTTGAACATTACCCAAATTTATAGTAGAGTTTCCAGCTTCATCTACAGATGTAGTATATGGTACGAGTAACCTATTTTGATTATTTGGATCAATCGTATAGGGTATTTGAACCGATTCCTGCTGTATTGGTGCAGTTATTTGTGAATCATTACCAACATCAACACTTGCTATATCTAGAAGTTCTAAAATTGGGGGAGGTAAATATGTTTCATCATCAGAAATTATTGGCGACTCAGTAAACGGAATAGATATTCTTGGGGTCGGCGCTTCTTCAGTTGGTTCGATATATGGGATAAATGGTATCGAAACTCTCGGAGCAGTTCCTTCTTCCACAATCGGAAGAATTATAGAAGGTATTGGATGATCTGGTTCTTCTGGATATGTTACATAAGGAGGATCAAGATCCGCTATTATAGGTTCGTCCGGAGGAGGGGAAGGTACATAGATTGGATGTTCTACGAACAACCCATCATCATCGATTATTGGAGGAATATAAAACCCATCATCAATAATTATTGGAGGATCTGCTACTGTTTCTTCCCACCAAACATTTATTTCTCCGGTTCCGGTAAATTCTATTGATTGTTGCCAAGGTATTGTATTAAATGGAACAATTAGGTTTTGATTAATACCCAAAGAATTAATTATACTAGGAACTGTTATAGTTGGTTCAGTTATGTTTATTGGAACACTTAATACACTTCCTCCGACGTTAACAGGAATAAAAATATCAGGTTCGTCCGGATTAGTATTATATTCATATGGAATAACCATTTCTTTATAACCCAATCCAGTATCTTTAACATCGTAAGGAATTGTTAAAAATATTTGCCTCTTAACTGGATCGAATGTAAACGGTATAGAAATTTGTCCCATTTTATTTAATAAATAGTAATTGATTTCATATATTTATATTAAAATTTTGGGAAACACTACTTATAAACAAGGTTTATATAAACTCAAAAATCCAGCAAAATATAAAGGCGACATACATAATGTTGTCTATAGGTCAAGCTGGGAATTGAGAGCTTTTAAGTGGCTTGATGATAATTCTCACGTTATAGAATGGGGATCAGAAGAAATAATTATACCTTATATTTCACCAATAGATAACAGACAACACAGATATTTTCCTGATTTATTGGTAAAAGTTAAGAAGTTCGACGGAACTATTACGACATACATTATAGAAATAAAACCGTTCGCGCAAACGCAAGAACCTAAACCAAAGAAAAGAGTAACAAAAACTTATATAAACGAAGTGTGTACTTGGGGAGTTAATTCATCAAAATGGAAAGCAGCAAAATCTTTTTGTGAACATAGAGGTTGGGAATTCAAATTGCTCACGGAAAAGGAATTATTTAATAAATGACAGAATTTAATTATTTACAAGAATATGTAGTAGAGTATCCAGATAAATCTGGTAAAAAATACATATTTGATCCATACCTTTTCGGTAAAGGTGCTTGGAGAACCTTACAAAAAGATAATAAATCTGGTCAATTTGTACAAAGAACTTTACAAAAAAAATTAAATGAGTACTTCTTTAAACGCCCAGAGTTACCCTCTCTATACGAAAGATTTAAAAAAGTTAATAATGTCGAGAGAAACAAGTTAAAAGAAATATCAATGTCTTGGTTACAATTAAAGATAAAGGCATTAAAACAAAACTTAGAAATTGCTGATGTTGATGTATTAAACAATAGAACTTCATTTTCCGCTGGACAAATGTATTTGTATGTTTATGATGCAAAGAATAAAAATACTTTACCAAAATGGGACGCATTTCCATTAACAATTATGTTGGAAAAGAGAACCAATGGATTCTTAGGTTTAAATTTACATTACCTTTCAATAAACGAAAGATCGGTTCTTTTGGGAAAAATATTACAATCCAATTCGGTATATAACAAATCAAACGATAAATTGATTACGAATGTAACTTATGATATTTTAAAAAATTCATCCAATTATTTTAAGGGTTATGATGTTTGTGTTAAAGAATATCTTTATA